TTTGCATTTGGTGTAAATGTCAATTCAACATTAGTGGATACGAATGTAGCACCTATAGATCCAATGGAAGAGTTTGTTTCAATAATTCCAAATTCCACTAAATTTACATCAGAATCGTCTTCATTACTCAGTACAACAACTTCAGATACTTGATACCGATTGTTTGTCGTATCCTCCACACTTACAATATAATATGCTCCTTTATAATCAGAACTATATGTCGCAATGGTCGTAATTCCGGGTGTAGGTGAAGAGGAAATCGCAATGTGATTTGAATCTATCTTAGATGTAGTAAAGATTTCCGTTCCAATTCCGGTTGATAATGTGCTTGCGATAGAAATTCTGACAGAATTCACATCATATCCTACTGTCGTAGTATCATAAGGAATCAGATCAACATTAATGTTGGAACCAGAATAATATGAGTAATATGTTCCAAATCCAGAGGTTGATCTTGATAAAGAAGTAGTATTTAATTGACCATATTCCTGAACAATAATATTTGATCCATCATGAATAAGTGTAAGTTCATCAAACTCAAAATAAGAAGAATCTGTTGCTCCAATTTGAACAAGAACCTTAGAAGATCTATAAGTAGATGCTATTCCAACTACTGTAGTTGCTGAGGAAGTCCCAGAAGAAATACTTGTAGTCGAAGAACCAACAAATACAGAATCTCCAAGATTAGTTGAACCAACTCCTGATATTGTATTTTTGATGTCAAATGATATGAAGCTTACAACATGTTCATTTAAAGATGAATTGTAAGGATAGAACAGAATGTTTCCATCTGATCCAGAAATATTAAAATCAAAGTATCCAATATCATAGGTTTCATTTCCATCAATAACAGAATATTCGTTTAGATAACCAGAAGATCCATCATGAATCAATGTAAATAATGAGACCCTTCTATCATTGGCAAGGAGTTTATCTTGAGTATAAGTTAGATACTTGAGGGATCTGACTTCTAAAATGTCAAATGAATCTACTACACTAAATTTGGTGGATCTTGGTTTATCATTAAATTGATCACTGATGTCATCAATAATGAGAACTCTATTTCCAATAGATTCAATGTAATCTTGTAAGATTCTTGAATTGAAAATAATTTGGTTTGACTTGATTTTACCGTCAATAGTAATATTATTTTCACTTACTAAATCAAAATTGTACACACAATTCAAATCAACAAATCTGGAAAGATTTGCGGTTCCAGAGAAATCCCCATCGTTTTGTGACGTGGACATTCCAGAAGAACTATCAGTTGTTTCGATAACAAGATTACTAAATTCTTTAAATCCAGCGGTGTGATTTAATTTGTTCACATCATTTTTCCAAGTATCATATGGAACTTCGGATTTTATTTCATACGAGAAATACTGATAATAATCGTTATCGTGAATTCTTTGGAAATTGTTATTTAAAAATCCAGTCTCAGTCTCCCACTCACTCCTTACCTTTGAAGTCGCCGATACTGTATATACACCATCAAATTCTTCAATTGAACTAATAATTCCCTGTGATTTGGAAGAATTTCCAATAATCAAATCTCCGGAGTTAAATTTTTCTGTTGTAGAAAGTTTTAGATCCTCTGTTAATGGATCCCAATCAATAACCTCACCAGAAGAAGTATTGGAATATACTTTTTCTCCCTTAAAGAATGAATTTTTTGTAAGTTTTATGTCAAAGATTGGGAAGTGTTTTTCTGGAATAATTCTTCCGGCCGAATTCACTGGATCAAAAGTTCCAAGAACTTCTCCAGAGGTGAGATACTCTGACATATTGTAGGTAACAGTTCCACCAATTCCACCAATGTTTGGGTCTGTTGAGGTAATTGTGAAGAGTGAATATTCATATTGTGAGGAATTGTATCCCTTAGATGTTGTTCCTACACCAACACTGACATTTTCAATTAGAACTTTGTCTCCAACAGCAAACGGATAATCTTCAGGGTCACTAAAACTAGAACCAAGAGTTACCGTAACATCATTTGTTGATGAATTGAAGGAAATATTACTAATATTAACTCCATTTACATTATTGATTGGAATAATGGTCGGAGTCTGGTTATTTAATCCTTTCGTATTCTTGAAAATTTCTACCTGATTATTTCCAAGAGTGTAATTTAGTTGAACATCGGTAACTTGTTTCTTGGTGATTCCATCAAGAACAATCAAACTTGGAGCAATATAGTAGTTTTTACCAACTGAAGAAACTCCAATAGACTTGAATGATGATTGTGAAGCAATTCTCAGTAAGCTTACGGCCTTGGATGTTGGTCTAAGGCTCAAATCCGAAGGATAATCAAATCCAAAATCAACCAGTTCTGACGATTGGATAGAACCAACGTCTGATACTGGATTTAGAGAAGCAAGGGTCCCGATTCCAGATGTAATGCTTGATATTTTTGGAACGGATGTTAGATATCTACCAGGATAAGAGACCTTAATCCCATTAATGGAACCATATGCTGTTTTGGAATTTGTATAATATGATGAAGTGGAATTTGTGGAATCATATAAAGGTGATTCTATTCTTTCATTTGTGATGAATCTAAATGATGTCGATGAAATTCCAACAATAACCTTTTCTCCACTATAAGAACTTTGCTTAATGGAAATTTGGTTATTTCCACCAACTTCCTCATCTATAAAGATGGATCTCTTAACCTCCGTAGAATCTTCAATATTTACTGGATCTAAAGTATAATATAAAGTTCTTGGAGTTGTATCTGATACAGTTAATGTAACAGTAGCATCAGAATCGACACCGACATTTCCACTTCTTACAACCTCAACACCATCAGAATTTGAGAATTCAAATTTATCTGTAAGTTTGTGATCTCTGTAGAAATTCAGTTCAAATGCTGAGTAGTTGATTGAATTTTTGGTATATCTGAGAGATGAATCGGAAACATCAAATACAACAGTTTGGTTTTCAATCAAACTAATTGGGGGATTTATTGGAAGAATGTTTCCTGTAGATGTTGAAGTTATATCAACGATATTTCTCTCCTTTCTGGTAGAGAAATACTTGACATCAGACAGTTTGATCGTATTTGAATCAACGACCACAACATAATACATCTTTTGATCTTCAAGACCTCCAGATGGAGATGATGATGTGTGAATAACCTTTTGACCTGTAAAATATCCGTGGTCTGAAATGGTTATCGTGTTTGTTACAGTATTGATGCCAGAAGCAACAAAAGATCTGGGATTGACAACCATTCTTCTGTTGTAATCACTATAAGTTACTGTCTTAGTAGTGGAAACACCAGACTTCACATTCATAAAGACGGTATCTTTTAAGGATAGTCCATGAGTGGAAGCTGTTGAGACGGTTACCTCATTTTTAAATACATCCCCAGTAATAACATTCTCATAGTTTGTTGTGAAACTATGAGTGTTTCCAACACCAAGTCCGGTGAAGTACAGGAGATCTGCAGCAGTTGATCCAAGTCCAACATAAGTTCCTGTTGAATTCAATCCAACTCTAAATGTTGAGATACCAATCAGGTCATTAGTGAGTTTTGTTGAATAAACTATGGAATTATTAGGTAAAGTCCAAGAGGAAACTCCATTTGTTGAGATGGATACTCCTGTGCCCCCATTTGAAGAGTAGATGAGTTCTACACCACTCTCCAATCCGTGTGAGGGGAGATAAATTGATCTAGTTGGAATGTCAATCTGAGTAATTCCAGCACCGGGATTTGCGAAGTATAATGTGGATCCAATTCCAACTCCAGATGTTGTTCCTAGACCAACAGCCTCTCTAGGTGAGAAATAATACTCCTTATTCCTATCATTGATCTCATAAACATCCTGAGGAACAAATGAGATTATACTCATTCTTCGTGGAAGTTCCACCAACTGATCTCCAGCAGAATTTGTTGTGAGACCTGTGGTTCCATTTTGATTTCTGAGAACTCTTATTCTTGACGACTTCCTATCAACGTTCAGAATTTTTACTTGTTCATTACCAAGTAAATAAAAGTCGTTTTCTTGAATTGACAAGTCAGACAGATTTCCAGATACTGAGAAATAAGTAACTATTCCAGTATAAACAGCAGAACCAACTCCGACTGATAAGGAAAGTTTATTTGTTGAAACTCCTACAGAGGATTGAATGTCAAACTCATTATTTGTTGTGTAGAATACTTTGTCTGATGTTTTGAATCCGTGAGGAACTGTGGCAATAGCAACATATCCACCAGATACTGGTTTATAAAGCTCCACATTAGAAATTGAAGATGTAGCTACAGAAATCGAATTGATCGGCTTTCCACTAATAAAAGATACTTCAGCCTTGGGAACAATGGTTGATAACGATTCTCTTTCAAAAGTAATAACATCTCCAACTTGATAATTAAACCCACCACTTTGAATTCCGACAGAAGTTAGATTTCCTGTAGAAACTGATGTTACTGTTGATTTTTGTTCCTTAATTTTATACGGTTCATAAACAAAATCATATCCACTATTCTTATTAGTAAGATTATATCTATTTGTAGATCTCAACCATCCTGTAGCATTGATGTTAATATTATCCTGATTAGATGATGTTAAGAAGTTATATTCTATTGGTCTAGACTTATAAGAATTTCCAATGACATATGGGAATGATGGTTTTCTATAGTTTTTGAAAGCACCCGAAGATTCAATTGAGTCGTTGATTGTTGAGAAATAAGCATAAACCCCATTTGGATATTCTGGTGTGACGCAGAATCTTCCATTATGTTCATCCAGGTCACCTGTTCCATAATACTGGTAATCCTCAACAAAGAATCCTGAAGGATATAATGATGTACTGGGTCTGTTAGACTGTAACTTCAGTTTATATCCTGATTGCATAATCTTGATTGGACCACCGGTGATGTTGGTATGTCCATATGGACCATAAATTGGGTTACCATCATAAGCCCATCCAATAATTGGGGAGTGGGATGTTGAAAGTATCTCCTTGTTATCCACCAAAACCAAATCTGGAGTAAAAATGGTCTTACCATTTACTTTTTTGGTTCCAAGAACAGAGGATCTTAATTTTCTAGCAACATATGGATGTGTGTATTGTAATCCGAACTTATTAAGTCCTACAGAAACAAATCCATCATCGTTAGTAATCTTATTTGATCGAATATATCTCTCAACAAGATTGATTCTCCAGGATTGAATGTGGGCTTCCAACTTAGCGGATTTTCCCGCAGAGAGGACATCAATAGTAGTATCGGAACTGAGATAATTTGATCCCGAAGAAATGATATTTACTGAAGCAATTGTCCCATTAGAAAGATTTGGGGTAATTACTGCTCCAAATCCAGATCCATTAATCACCAAATCTGGTGGAGAGTTATAGTTACTTCCGGCAGAGTTGATGACTACATCAACAATTTTTCCGTCATTGATTACGGGAATTAATACCGCACCAGATCCACTATTAAGATTGAATCCTGGTTGTTTGACGTGATTGACAATCTCCTCATTTCCATATGAGGATCCACCATCTTCAACAAATACAGATTTTACACTTCCTCTAAAAATTGGTTGAACTGTTGCATTAAAATCTTGACCAGAAAGAGTAGAGATTCCAGTTACACCAGATACTGATACGACAATGGGTTCATAATTGAAAATGTGAAGTCCCGATCCAGTTGATTTTAAATCAATAAATTGTCCTGTATTACTATAAAAATCTTTAGTAATAGTTCCCAATCCCACATGTGATAACTTAAAGTTATCTTCATCAATAGTTGAAACATAATAAGTTAATGTAGTTGAAAGCCCAGAGATTGAGGTTCCTGTGGTCTCATATGTGAGAATATCTCCAGAGGAATATCCATGATTTTCAATAGTAATCGTATTAGAAGATGTGTTAATACCGGAAACTTTTGCTACGGTCTTATTATTTGAATATCCAAATCCAGGATTTTCAATAGAGATTGATCCAATTTTTTGCTTCTTCTGAACACATTTAAAATAGTGACTTCCTGTTCCAAGAGATGTGAGGGAAATTGTATTAATTCCTGATACAGAATCCGACTTATTCTTGTAGAGTTTTATTGTTGTTGAGTCCTCTACAGAAACAACATATTGTGAATTTGTGGTTAATCCTCCAACGGATGATTGTCCTTTTGGATCGTAGATTACCGACTCATAATTTCTGAATTTGTGGTCTTCGGAAAAAGAAATTGTATTGTTGGCAGTATCAACTCTTGTAGATGAAGATGCGTTGAATCTTACAAAATGATCGAAAGAAATTAGATTTGCCTTTGCCGAAGCTCCAAATCCATTTCCTCCACTAATACTAATAGTCGGTTGATTCACATAGTCAAATCCACCGTCAAGAATATCAATTCTCTGCAGACTACCAACTACTGATGCATATGCAGTTGCTCCAGTTCCAACAGAATCTGATATCTCAACAACAGGTGGATTGATAACATCATATCCACTTCCCGAGGACAATACATTGATTCTTTGAATGGACCCATAATAAATCAAGTCATTTGACTTATAGTTTAATACTTCCACACCATTGATAAAGAGGCCAACCATTCCTGGTTCAGTGACCTCTACATCACTCTGTTCCGATGGATCAGATAACTTTCTAATAAGTTTTTGTGGTTCTAGAAGTTTATTATAATAATCTGAGATAACAATAACATCATTGGAGGCTTCCCCATCGGCAGATATAAACTTATTGCTGATAATATCGGGTCTACTTCTACTAATACTTACTTCGGTACTACTTACCTTTTTGATGAAATAGTACCCACTCTCTATCCCAGTATCACCAGAAGATTCGTAATACACAGAATCTCCAGTATAGAATGGATGATTACCGATTTCTAAAACCGTTCCAGAGAATGGTCCAGAGAAGGTTACGGAGAGGTTCTGAATGTTTAATGGTTGATTCAGATATGTTGGCAGAGATGGTGAAGTTACATAGAGATCATCACCATCTACATATATGTTTTGGACGTTTGTTGTATATTTTGACAGTTCCGGATAATTTGTGGAATTTACCCGAGAGAGATTTTTTCTAGCTTCATATTCCTTGGTTACGTCAATTACTTCACCAATGGACGCTGATATCGCCTTGTCAGTAACATATGAAGTTACAACTAGATTATATTCGTCGGATCCAGATTTTAGAATTACTTGATCGCCAATCACAAAGGAGTGTTCATCATAAAAATTCAATTGATATGTTTTAAACGATGAGTTATCCTTTAGTTCTATAGACTTTACATCATATCTTGTTGATACATTGAAGAACCAATTATTTGCCTTATTAGTCTCCAAATCTTTACCCAGAGACTTTATTTTTATTGGGTAATTTTTATTTTGAGATCTGGTTAATCCAAAATCAACATCAGATAGAACACCAGTGATGTAAAATTTTACGAGACCAGAATCTGTATCAGAATACGCAAACTCATTTTGCCTGATATCAGTTGCTGATGGAATGGGCTGATCAATTCCGGTGCAATCCAGAAACTGGTTCAGGGTTTTTGAACCGTACTGAAGAATTAACTCAGTTCCATTTTCAAGATAAACTATCAATTCACCAGAATTTGCAAATCCTGCTGTTGAATCGACATCAATCGTCGTTGAGCTTGGAACAAATACTCCAGTATCCGAAACAATGTCTGTAATTGATGTGACTACTTTAGTTTTTGGAGTAATTTTAAAAGATCCAAAAACATCCCTCAAATTTTCTCCATCATTGTAGTCGAGACTTAATTGATAATACTCCTTCTCCCCACGAAGTAATCTCTCTACCTTAGTCACTACACCATTCACATTGTCCTGAAAAACGGTGTTGTTCAGAACATCTTCAATATTTCCACTAATGGGTTCAACTACCAACTCCGTGGTAATTCTATATTCGGCAAAAGATGGAATAATCAGATAATCTCTTGGCTTTATGATTTCAACATCCTTTCCATAAAGAGCACGGAAAAGAATTTCAAAGGAATTATCAGTTCCTTTTGAAGAATAGAAATCTTTCGACTGTTTTACAAATAACCCTTCATTTAATTCACTATAAAGAGTTTTGTCTTCAAATCCGGGTGATACTTGAGTTTTTAGTTTAATAAAGAACTCTTGTAAGAAAAGAACACTTAAGTTTTTAACCGTTGTTCCTTGAGTATGGGATTTGACCCGAGAAGATGAGAATTCTAACTCATCAGTTTGGAATTGTTTATTGAGAGAGGTTATTCCACTGAATCCCCTTATACAACCATCAAATGTTGTTGAGGTTTTGGATGTGTATGTAATGATTTCAGAATCAATCTGAATGAGACCATACCTATCTGGGAACCCCGCAGTTGAATCTACATTGATTGTAGAATCAAAGATATCAACACCAGAACTTAATGTAGTCTCTGTAATCAGATTTGATAGAGTATCTACTTTTACATACTCATTCAACTTCTGAATCAAATCATATGGAGAACCTTGATTTTCTAATGACAAATAATATTGACTAAGAAATTCTGATACTAATGGAAACTCAGACTTAACAAAATCTGGAAGTTGATTTTGGACGATGGATCCGATTTTAACCTTTGTTTCTGTCATTTTATATTCTTACAAGGTCTCCGTTTGAATAACTTGATGTTACCGTATATGTTGATCCAGATATGTCAGATCCGGAAGAAATTACATCAGATACTATATTTACCACACTATTTCCAACGTCTAATTGAAGATACAAATCCTGAAGACCAATCACATCATTTGACTTGGGAACAGATGAAATCTCAATCACAGAGTCATTTAATTTTTGTTTTGATGTTCCGGTGATATTCACTGGATATAAAATTATCTCACCTTTCTCATAATCAATTGTTCCAACATTATTTTTTACAACAATTGAATTTTGAGTTGATGTAATTCTGAAGAAGAATAAGGTTCCTGTTTTGGAATCTGAATTTGGAATATCAGATAGGTATAACGTATATGGAATTCCACTCACAGTAAATCCAGAAGATTTTATATTGTATCCTTTTGTATTTTTGATGTGAAATGAATTTCCGAAACAAATTTCATAATCTGCAAATTGATTAATCGCTGGATTCAAATCCCTTCTCATTGAGATAGTCGTAATGTTTGAAGTGATTGATCTGTGACTATCATCAATAATTTTCAAGAACTTACTGTACTTAAATCTAGCCCCATATCTGTTTAATTCTGCAGAATCTGAATATGAATTCAAATTCTGGTCAATAATAGACTTGACGGTATTTGGTTGTGAAGACTTATTTGCGTCATAATATGCTGTTGTATTGTATTCAATATACAAATACTTCAGATCAATAATCTCTGGAACAATTCCAGCTACACTGTACTTTCTCAGACTTCTCTTTAGATTCTGTTTTATCTGGTGAGATACATATGATCCATTGATCGGTTTGATGGAGATAAAAACCTTTCCAAACTGTGGGGGATTTAGATCCTCTCCACCAAAAACAGAAATTGATTCTGTATCTGGATAAATTGTAGGAATAAGAGTTTCGTAATCAGTTGATGTTACAGCTCTGTTTTGAGATGAGTATATCCTAGGGGCATATTTTTTAATTGATTCAATTGACTCAATGTTTTGTCCTCCACGAGATGGAGTATTGGTAGTTAATAAAGAAATGCTTGAATTGACTACTCGGTTTAGGTTATCAACTATTCTCCCATTATATGAAAAGGATGACACTCCATTTGCATCTTCCCCATTGGTCGTGATGTAAGAAACTTGAATATAATTATCGTTCTCAAGTTTTTTACCAAAAACACCATCACCAAATATCAGTTCATATCTTTGATCTTCTATCTCTTGAATAAAGAATACTCTTGACGATGAAGTTACCTCAATCAAACTTGTAGATAACTTGTAATCGGACTTTACGGTGCTAGCCTGAGTATTTCTAACTGATACTGAAATTGAATTGATGTCAATGTTTGGGTTATCTAAGATAAATCTTTGAAACTGATTACTAGAATCAACAGTAAAAGTTTTAACTAGAAAAGAACCTTCATATACATCAATGTTCTCAAATAATGTAAGACCATTAACGACTGGTCTAGTAATATCTTCTGGAATGGTAAAGGAATAGCTTTGATTTGCAAATCTGGATGACGAAGTGCAGACAGTCCCCTTCTTAAGGGTTAAAGTAAGTGGATTTATTGTCAGATTAGATGTATCTACAAAGAATGATATATTAGCTCTTGAGGAAGTCCTCGATCTTGGAACATAACCAATGTTTCTAGCTAAAGAAACCACATTTTCTCTCAACGTAGCACTATCAATAAACACCTCATTGCTAATCATATTAGCGTTATATGAGGTTATGTAAGTATTATATGCAAGAACGTCAATTATGGCTGATAGGTTTGACCCTTCAAAGTCATAATCGGTAAAATTTGAATTTGATCTAAGATAATCTTTAATAGATGTCTTTATTTGATCAAAATCTAGATTTGTAAAATTTACTAGTGCCATTTATCTTACTGGCTGCAGTGCAAACGTTAGCTGTTGTGGTAAAACATCAATCCCAACAATATAATATTCAATAGTTACATTGAATTCGTTGTTATCATAGTCGGGAGAGACATTGACCGATTTTAAATCCACTCTTGGTTCATAGTTATTGATGGTATTTTCAATTTCATCTTTAATTACGGATGCGGTAATCTCATCCATATTCTCAAAAAGGCTTCTGGAGACCCGAGAACCCAAATTTGGATTAAAAAATCTTTCTCCAGGAGCCGTTAATACCAAATTTCTGATAGAACGAGCAATTGCCGTCTCATTTTTAAGACCAATCAGGTCATCATTTAGGGGATTAACCTTAAATGACATACTAATATCTCTGAAACCCCGACTTAGCCGCTCTACAGGCATAAAAATATAGTAATTCTGTCTTATTTATTCACCCATACAAAGGTTCTGTTCCATATTCCCAGTCGTCATAATCATTATCATTGCGAATTTTTGAATGCAATTCGTTTTGAATGTGAAAATCATGCTTTTTGGGTGTAAGATCGTCATTTTCGATCTCACGAAGCATTCTTTGATTGGTTGGAACTGATTGATAATCTGTAATCAGACAAGAAGTACCCCACATTTCACGCATATAATCACGATTTCGGTCAGGATTTGGACTTTGTGCCATCTGTTTGCTCCAATAAGAGAAAAACAGAACTTTTTACGGGGTTTCTATCCCGATTTTGATGTAACTATTTACCATCTGCATAAAAAAACACCTTTGAAAAACTCAAAGATGTTGAAAAAATCTTATTTTCCTTGTCCCCGATAACGCTTTTTCCTGCCATTACGAGAAGTTGGTGAAAGAAGAGTTCGAGAAGACCGTCCTTGACGTGTCTTCTTAGGTGCTCCGGGTTCAAAAACCATTTTATTGTTCATTGCCATAGTCTTTCTCCTAATTTTATATCAAATAATACGGGTTTTTTCGTGTCCAACACGAATACGAGGATCACACCAAATATCAAATCCTCGATCTTTAGCATCTAAACAGAAGGAAACATCTTCTCCACACATATCCTGAACTGCTCCAGATTCAAATACTTGCATCTTTGGAGCAAACCAAGGATACTCAAGATTTTCAAAGACTCCTTTCTTAATCAGTACCCAACCAAATCCAGTATAATCAACAGTAAACGGTTTCCTACGCTTACTAATACTCTCTACAGTCTCATGATTCATCACTCCACCATTATTTCGGAAGTCATCTTCTTCCAACCAATGAGCTACTGATGTTGTGTGTCCATCTTCAGTAGCATACCATCCAGCAACAACCTCTTTTTCTTCACCTTCTTCGTTCAGTGCAAGATCACAAAGTTGCCAGAACTTGTTTGTATCAAATACAATATCACTATCAATCCAGAGTTGATAATCATATTGAAGTCTTCCATCCCAGGGAATTTGTTTTGGTCCACGAAGAACATTTGCTCCCAATACTTTACAACGAGCAAAGTTCACCATGGAACTATAGTCTTGAGAAATCTGAATGTTCATTCCATTCTGTACCATATCAAAGCACAGTTGAACAAAGTTCTTCAGAAAGATATAAGAACACCCACGACCTGGAAGACAAAATACAAGACTCTTGCCCCTCATTCGTTCTTTAATTGCATCATAATTCCATTCAGGACTTGATGATGTAGGTGTTTTTGCTTTAACGGTAAATCCACGTGCCACGAATTAAACCTCCAATAAATGTTTATAAGTTTTGTTGTTTACGATATAAGAAATTGTAGAACGATGAACATTATACAGTTCTCCTAGTTTAAGGGTTGTATATTTTCTAGAGTTATACAATTCTCTAATTTTTGATACTTGATCATCTGATAATTTTGATGCCCCGTTATTTTCACCTTTTTGATTCCCATTAAAGGACCTTCCCTTTTTTACTCTATCTCTTACATTATCGAGATTTGTTCCTGCGAATAAATGTAGGGGATTTACACAGGAAGGATTGTCACATCTATGGAGGCAATGAAGATCACCTAATGGTTTAGCATAGTATATTTCGTAAGATACTCTATGTGCTTTTAAAGTTTTGTTATCGTGAAATAACTGACCGTAACCACCTTTTTTATGATTTATTGCTCCCTTCCATTCCCAACAACAATTTTCGTCAAGAATCTCTGGCAATTTATCGTAAAACTTTTCCAATAAATTCATAAAGTTAAATAAACCTTCAATTCAATTTTATCCTAGTATGTATGTCGTGTCAATAGGAGGATTCCAGACAGGATTGCCTATTGACAACAAGTTCTTCAAACGATAAGTCCTCCACTTTGTAATCTGTTTTCATAATTCCAACCATGTTTTTTATGGTCTTCCAAGTTACTTCAAATTCTTCTTCTGAGATTGAATGAAGCAAACAAGTGTCCTTAATGTAAATGTGATATACCTTTTCCATATTCCTCCATTGAGGTAGTAGTATGTATTATCGAATCATGTCAATTGATTCATCAGAATTCCAAGTTTCAACTTTAGTCCGAACACGTCCCTCCAGTTTCAATTTGTCGAACCGTTTTTGAGCTTTATTTTTCCAATATTCAATTAAATGATCCAATTCATATTTGTGATAGTTGACTGGATTTGGAATGAGAACATCTTCTTTGCCAAGAATTACTTCTTTTGAATTACTGAATCCATAGTTACATGAGAATGTTCTCTTACGTTCAGTCAAAGATTTTGCATGAAGAATAGTATTCTCAAAATCCTTTCGTTCATCAGGAACTTCCTTCAGTGATTTTTTAACCTCCGCAACCCATTTTGTTTGCATTTTACGTTTACGAGATGATGCAGTCAATGGTACAAGATGTTGATTGTTATTACGAGACTTAAAGAAGTCACATAAGTGATCATAAAGGTCACCTTGAATCAGAGGAACCAAATCACTAATACTCAGGCCAATGTATCGAATGTAAGGTTTCAATCCGTCATACTGAGAACTATCTTTACTAGTACCATAAAGAGACGTTGTTTCAAAGAACGCAAGATCTGTACCATACTTCTCATCAAACTGTCTCTTCATTTCATGAGAACAACACATCAAACTGAGAAGTTTACCTCCAAGATAATTGTATCCAAAAGGTTGTGTAGGAACAATATTAAATCCCATTGCCATGCGGTGATTTAAGTGATTCAAGTTCACAACCTCACCCAGCAAATCATTACGAGGTTTTGAGTATGTCGTCGGACTTCCCATTCGTATCATACCAACGATTTTTTGGGTCGTAGTTTCCTCAATCAACCAACGAAGTTTTCTTCCAGGAATCGAACGCTCAATCTGATTACTCCCAGTCAACTCTAATAAGTTACTGAATAATTCATGATACTTCTTATATCCCTCCTTTGGACTCATGTTATCAATACTATGAATCTTGAAATTCATCTCTGAAGGATTCATCTCAAAGGCATCAAAAATCTCATCATTGTCACCAAACAATGAAGATGGAAACTCACGATACTTCAGACACTCATACTGATAGTCTTGAATGGTCTCAAACTTTAAATAATAATCTTTGAATAACTTTGCAACATACCGTGCATCATCAACTGAAAGTAACATAAAATTTTTCTGAGATACTCCTATTCTAACACATCTGTCATTATTTTGCAACTCTCTCTGTAGTCTCAGGTGTCTGAGTGTCAGAGTAATTCACAAAAGGACTGACAATCAATCCTGATACAACTAAAAATAAAATTAAAGAAATTTTGAATACTTGTCTGGGATATCGAATTAACCATCCTGCAAAGACAACTTTCCAGAAATTCCAATAGGGGGAATTCTTAGACATACTCTATACTCTTCTGAAGGGGGGTTTTGAGGAAATTTATGACGGGAAATTTTTTTTATTAAGTGAAACTCGAAGGGGATTTTGAGATACTGAAAAATTTTTTTTATTTGATTGATATATCGCTCGAAAAAGACATACACTGTAGGTTGGATAGCGCGGATTTTTATATAACCGTTACACCCCCCGAAGGTATAATAAAACCCCCACAATAACTGTCCAAAAGTATAAAGAACTGTTGAACTCTTAAGTATAAAGAACTCAACACCTCATTAAGTATAAA